TTTAGTAGTATGTGATGAAACTAACAATACAGGCGATGTAATTGACCGTAATGAGTTTATAGCAGAAATCTTTATTAAACCTGCTAGATCAATTAACTTTATTACACTTCAATTTATCGCAACCAGAACTGGCGTCAGCTTTGACGAAGTTGCTGGCGGTTAATAGTAGAGAAGGAGAATAAGATATGCCAAATATAAATGACTTCAAAGCTAAACTTGCTGGCGGTGGCGCAAGAGCCAATCAGTTTAAGGTAGTAATGCCTTTTCCTGGTTACGCACAAGTTGGTGGAGAAATAGAAGACTTAGCTTTTTTATGTAGAGCTACTTCAATCCCAGCTATGACTATAGCACCAGTAAATGTTGCTTTTAGAGGTAGAAATATCAAAATAGCAGGTGATAGAACCATTGAAGAATGGACTGTGACTGTTTACAATGATACAGACTTTAAATTAAGAAATGCTTTTGAAAGATGGCAAAACGGTATCAACAATATGTCTGATAACGAAGGATTAACAAATCCTGTTGACTATCAAGTAGATGCATTTGTGGATCATTTAGACAGAAATGGTAATACAGTTAAATCCTATACATTAAGAGGGGCTTTCCCAACTGGTGTAGGTGAAATTGAACTAGACTATGATGAAAAGACGGCAATTGAAACATTTGTCGTTACATTTTCATACCAATACTTTGAAACAAATACTACAACTTAATATTTAATTAAGGGGGCTTCGGCCCCCTTTTTAAAACTCGTATAAGTAGTAGTAACAGGAGAATAAATTATGGCTGAATTATTTGGATTTAGTATTACAAGGGCTAAAAAACAAGCCGATCCAAAACAAAGTTTCACAACAACCCAAGCAGATGACGGTACACAAACGGTTGCCGCTGGAGGTTATTTTGGTCAGTACCTTGATATGGAAGGTACGGCAAAGAGTGAGGCGGATCTAATACGAAGATATAGAGAAGTAGCTTTACACCCCGAGTGTGATATGGCAATTGAAGATATTGTCAACGAAGCTATTGTCGCTAATGAATTGAAAGACGCTGTAAGAGTAAATGTTACAGATTTACCTTATGGAAAAGAAGTAAGAAATAAAATAGAAGACGAATTTAAAAACGTATTAAGATTACTAAACTTTAATACAAAAGGCCACGACATCTTTAGAAGATGGTACGTAGATGGCAGAATTTACTATCATAAAATTATAGATAGAAATTCACCTGTAAAAGGTATTACAGAATTAAAATATATTGATCCTCGTAAAGTTAAAAAGATTAGAGAGATCAGAAAAAAAAGACCAGATGGTCCTGTACCACACGGCCTTTCAGTTGTAGATGAGTTTGTTGAATACTTTGTTTACAATGAAAAAGGTGTATCTGGTTCAACTTCAGGTGCTGGTATAAAAATAGCACCAGACACTATTGCTTTTTGTCCATCAGGATTAATTGACCAAAACAAAAATATGGTATTGTCTTATTTACATAAGGCGATTAAACCAGTTAATCAATTAAGAATGATTGAAGACGCTGCTGTTATTTACAGAATAGCAAGAGCGCCTGAAAGAAGAATCTTTAAAATAGATGTTGGTAATTTACCAAAAGTAAAAGCTGAACAATATTTAAGAGATGTAATGGCAAGATATAGAAACAAACTTGTCTATGACGCTTCTACTGGTGAGATTAGAGATGACAGAAATTATATGTCAATGTTGGAAGACTTCTGGTTACCAAGTAGAGAAGGTGGTAGAGGTACTGATATTTCTACTTTGCCTGGTGGTCAAAATCTAGGAGAGATTACTGATATAGAATACTTTAGATCAAAGTTATATCGTTCTTTAAATGTTCCTACAAGTAGATTAGAATCTTCTCAAGGTTTTAATCTTGGTAGAGCTTCAGAAATTACAAGAGATGAATTAAAATTTACTAAATTTGTTCAAAGATTAAGAAAGAAATTTACTGAACTTTTTAATGATTTATTGAGAACTCAATTGATCTTAAAGGGTGTCATAAATGAAGACGATTGGATTGAAGTAAGAGATTGTTTACAATATGATTTTTTACAAGACGGCCATTTCGCCGAATTAAAACAAACAGAAATGTTACGAGAAAGATTAGCATTGGCCAATGAAATGAGAGATTACATTGGTAAATTCTTTTCAGTATCATATGTGAGAAAAAATGTACTTAAACAAAACGAAAGAGAAATTGAAGATATGGACAAACAAATCAAAAAAGAAATTGATGACGGCATTATTGCTAGTCCTACAGCTCAATCTTCCGATTCAGAAATTATATAAAAGGAGTAAATTATGGCAGATATAAATGATAACACAAAAAACTTTATTGACCAATTAGCAAATGGTAATAGCGCTGACGCTGGAGAAGCTTTTAAAGACGCTTTAAGAGGTAAAGTAGCAGACGCTTTAGATAACGCTAGAAAAGATATAGCAGGAAATATGTTTAATGGAAATGTTGAAGCTGCTGATTATAGCGATCCAAAACCAACTATAGCTGATCCTGGAACTTTTAATCCAGACGGTTCAATTTCACCCACTACAACAGCTGGTGCTGATGGTGAGGCACAGATTGATTTAACACAAGGTGTTTCAGATGCAGGTGAGTCAAATAGTTAAAAAAAATTTAGAAATAGATTCTCAATCATTTAAAGATTTAAGCCCTTTAATGAAAGAAGCGGTAAGTGATGTTTTTAAATTAATAGAAAAAGAAACAGGTGATATTATAACAAGATTTGAAAATTCTGTTAATAAAGTAGCAGAATTTCATAATATAAATTCAGAAAAATTTAATGATTATTTTGATAAAGAAATATTAGAACAATTAGGAGAAAAATAAATGGCCGATACTTGCGTTAAAATAAAAGGAACTACTACAGCTGCTGGTGCTACAATAAGTGCTAGTAATTTTGATAGAGCTCATTTTGTTAGAATACAAACACAAGCTGCTGCTAATACTATTACATTAAAGAATGCTGGTGGTTCAACACTAGGCACTTTAATATTAGTAGCTGCGAATGATAGTATTATAATTGAAAAAGAAGAATCAGATACTTTAGAAACATCTGCTAACGCTGTAGGTGTAGCTGTAAGCTCACCAAGATAATATGACAATATCTGCTACCAAGTTAGTTGATGATGACGATAAAATTATTGTTAACGCTAATGGTGTAGGTAGTGAAACAGAGCAAACACTTGTTGATGTTGTAAATTCAAACAATGCTTCAAGTGAACCAAAAGTTTCAATTGCTAACATACAATACGAAGTAGTTGGCACAGGAGATGTAACTGTATTTTTTAAAGGTGATACATCAAAAAGTCTTATAATAAATGGTAGAGGTAATTACGGCCTTAAACCAAGTGAAGAAAGAATTAAAGACGCAATAGGCGATATTTTATTAACAAGTGACTCTAACGTTACAAAATATAATATTGTTATAGAGGCACAAAAGGAATCGGGTTATACAAATGGCTGATACAGTAACAACACAAACAATAGCTGACACGTCTGGTGTTAAGTTTGTAACTAAACTAACAAACATATCAGATGGCACAGGCGAAACTTTAGTCAAAAAAGTTGACGCTTCTGAACTAACTTTTATGACCGAAGATGGTAATAGAAAAATTAGTAAAATATGGTTTTCAATTAACACAGCAAACAGTAAATCTGGAGTTGAGTTAATATGGGATGGAGCTACAAATGCTACTGCCATGTTCTTATCAGGACAAGGCCATTTTGACTTTAGACCATCAGGAGATGAAATACCAAACAATTCTACAACACCAACAGGTGATGTATTGTTGAGTACCAAAAACTTTGCTAATGGTGATAATTACACAATAATAGTAGAGTTTAGATAAAAAAGTTTATAAATATATACAAGAGAGAGATTTTATGAAACTTATTTCCGAAGAAGTACAAAACGCCGAATATCTTATAGAAGAAAAGAACGGCAAAAAAGAATACAAAATCAAAGGTGTATTCTTACAATCTGAAATTAAAAATAGAAATGGAAGAGTCTATCCAAGAGAAATTTTGGTTAGAGAAGTGAATAGATATACAAAAGAATTTATCAATAAAAATAGAGCCTTTGGTGAGTTAGGACATCCTGACGGACCAACTGTTAATTTAGAGAGAGTATGCCATATGGTTAAATCTCTAACACAAGACGGTAAAGATTTTATTGGTGAGGCAAAAATTATGGACACACCATACGGTAAGATTGTAAAAGGTCTTATAGACGAGGGTGCTCAATTAGGAGTATCAAGTCGTGGTATGGGGTCTTTAATACAAAGAAACGGCGTAAATTACGTAAAAGATGATTTTTACTTAGCTACGGCCGCTGACATAGTAGCAGATCCATCTGCTCCGGATGCTTTCGTTGAAGGCATTATGGAATCAAAAGAATGGGTTTGGGACAATGGTGTACTCAAGGAAAAAGACATAGAATCTTGGAAAAATCAAATCCGTACTGCTAGACAGCGTTCATTAGAAGAAGCTAAATTAAAAGTCTTTGAATCGTTTCTTAAAAAACTATAGTTTTATAAATATACATTACAAAGAAAATTTATAAACGTTTATAAAGAAAAAAGGAGATTTTCAATGGCCGAAACAGAAAAAACTATTGAGGCGATGGAACAAGAAGCTGTATTAGAAGCTAACGCTGCTAATCCTATGGCTGATGCTCCAAAAAAGAATGCTGTAGCGGCTGAACCTTCAAAACTATCTAATAGTGCTGAAGATTTAGGTGCACCGGTTGTAAAACCAACTGACAGCAATCCTGACGCCACAAAGAAAATAAGTCAAGTTTCTGGTGACCCTCAACAAAAAGCTCAAGGTTCTGCTGACGCTATGCCTAAGCTTAAAGAGGAAGACGAAACTGACAAATCGGATGAGAAAAAATCTGAAGTTAAAGAAGGTGAAATGCCTAAGGCAGCCTTAGACGCTCTTAAAAAATCGCAAGATAAAAAAGAGATGTCACACGAAGACGAAAAGAAAAAAGATATGAAAGAAGAGTCTGATGAAGACATTATTGACGTATCTGCTGACGTTGAAGCTTTAACTAAAGACGAAGACTTATCTGAAGACTTTAAAGCAAAAGCATCTACAATTTTTGAAGCAGCTCTGAAATCAAAAGTTTCAGAAATGAAGAAAAAA